GTTGAGCAGAAGATCTCGCATGTGGAACATGCCTCTACGGATGAATTGAAGAGAGAACTGGATGCTCTGGTTGGATCGGAGGATATTGACGAGATTCCTGAGCGTTTGAACTGATGGCTGGAAGAATACCAGGGCAGTTCAGGAATCCGCCTTCATGGATGAAAAGGGCATTGAATCCGAAAACTCCGACAACCAAGAAGAACGAAACGATCAAAACTCGTTCCGTGGAGCACAATGGTAAGGAAATCCTCTTCCCCACTATAAGGATGGGCAGAGATGGGAAGTTTCGTAAAAGCGGTTATAAAGAAGCTGTCAGGCGTAGAGATTATATGACCTTTGACAACCCTGATGCTGCAACGAAGTTCTCAAAGCGACTAAGCCGAATGATAAGCCATGCACGAAAAGGGAGTAACTGATGTCTCCAGAGGAAGAGTTCTACATAAGGCATAAGTGGAACGGCAGGCTCGGCATTACAGGGGACCAGTGGGTAGAACTGCTACAGAGGAACGAGGAGTTAGACCTTCCCTGGAGCGCACCAGGAGGGGAGAGGCAGGCTGCTTCAAGAGCTAAAACAGATGATCTTATGCAGACTCTGCCGGAAGATCCTTCCTGGCTTAAAAAGGTGGCGATGTCTGGACTAGCTACCTTGTATCAAGGGTTTCAAGGAGCCAAGAACCTACAGGACCCTGATGTAGGGCTATTGGACTATTCCCCTAACTGGGCGGATTTCAAGGGTAATCTCTCCAGCATATGGAACTATAAAAGGAAGAAGAGGGGCGATTGATGCCAATACAGAGGTGTAAACTGAAGAGCGGTAAACAGGGCTGGAAATGGGGTAAGAATGGTAAATGCTACTCCTCGAAAGCCTCGGTTAAAAAACAGATGGGGGCCATATATGCAAGTGGCTACAAGGGACGGTCTAGAAAAAGCGGTTGAGATAGCGAGAGAGCTCCGAAAGAGAGAACGCTTCAACCGAATAGAATTCTACGATCCCTACCCCTACCAGAGAAAGTTTCACGATACAGGAGAGTATGCCAATCAGAGATTGCTGATGGCTGCTAACCGTATAGGCAAGAGTTATTGCGGTTCTGCTGAAATGTCGTTCCACCTCACCGGACTGTACCCGGACTGGTGGAAAGGAAGAAGGTACAGACAGCCTATTACGGCGTGGGCTGGAGGAGTCTCCAACGAGACCACTAGAGACATCGTTCAGCATGAACTTTTGGGTTCCCCAGACGACCCGGAAGCGTTTGGTTCCGGTACTATACCGAAAAACTACATAATAAAGACCGAAAGAAAACCGGGAGTCCCTAACGCTAAAAGCATGGCCCTTATTCGTCATGTAAGTGGGGGGAACTCTTCTTTATTCTTCAAAGCCTATGAAATGGGGCAGGAGAAGTGGCAGGGAAGGTCCGTAGACTGCATCTGGCTCGATGAGGAGCCGCCACGGGACATATACTCCCAGGCGGTAACCAGAACTCTGGATAGAAGGGGCATGGTGTACATGACGTTCACCCCTGAGAATGGGATGACCGAAACCGTAGCCTCTTTTATGAACAACCTGAAACCAGGCCAATCCCTTGATAACGCCACCTGGGATGACGCTACAGAGTCTGTTAGGAGCATGAAAGGCAACTCCGGGCACCTAAATCCGGGTGTTATGGAGCAGATACTGGCCTCATACAGTCCACATGAGCGTGAAATGAGGCGCTATGGCCGTCCTTCTATAGGCTCAGGACTCGTATTTCCTATAATGGAAGAGAAGATCATAATAGATCCTTTTCCGATACCAAGCCATTGGCCGCGAATATGCGGGATTGATTTCGGGTTCGATCACCCCACAGCCTGTATTTGGGCCGCTTGGGACAGAGAAGAGGACGAGTATTACATTTATGACTGCTACAGACAGGCTAAAGCCCCGCCAGCGGTTCATGCTCAGAATATACGGAATAGGCCCAGCTTTATCCCCGTTGCTTGGCCCCATGACGGCAATAGACGAGATTCTATGGGTAATCCTGGTCTAGCTGACCAGTATAGGAGCCTGGGATGCAACATGCTACCATTCATCTTTGAAAACCCGCCTGCTCTAGGTGAAAAGAAGGGTGGAAACTCCATTGAAGAGGGTATTATGTTCATCTTACAGCGGATGGAGGACGAAAAGTTCCATGTTTTCGCCACCTTGTCTGATTGGTGGGAAGAATTCAGGATGTACCACAGAAAGGAGGGTAAGATAGTCCCTCTGAACGACGATTTAATGTCAGCGACACGCTATGCGATAATGTCGATGCGTTTTGCTGTTTCAGGAGAAGATAAAACCTGGACTAAGGACCTACACTATAGGGAATACGGAATAGTTTAATGGCAAGAGAAAAGATAACTGAAGAAGAGTTAGTCGGCAGAATAGACCAGGAAATTACGGATTCTCTTGGGTATGGGGGAGATTTGTCTCTTCAACGCGAAAGAGCCATGGAATACTACTATGGAGAGCTTTTTGGCAATGAAGTTGATGGACGTTCCCAATTCGTCGATTCTACAGTGCAGGACACCATAGAATGGATAAAACCCGCTCTGATGCGTATATTTGCCTCTGGGGATCAGATGGTGACCTTCAATCCCGTAGGTCCCGAGGATGTAGCATCCGCTAAACAGGCAACCGACTACATAAACCACGTCTTTATGAAAGACAATCCCGGCTGGGAGATTCTCTACTCCTGGTTTACTGACGCTCTTCTACAGAAGAACGGTATTATAAAGGTCTGGTGGGACGAAACAGAGGAATGGAACAGGGAGGAATACAAGGGTCTTGATGAGATGGAGTTACAAGCCCTTGTGACTGACCCCAGAGTAGAGGTTTTAGAGCACACTTCTCCTGGTATGGAGTCTGACGGTACTTATGGTGAAGGGTCTAACGAAGGCCACCACGTTGTCATAACAAGAGATATGAGCCTGGGCAGGGTGCATGTAGAGAATGTACCCCCGGATGAATTCCTCATAGCAAGGATGTCTAAGACTATCCAGGACTCCAGGTTCGTCTGTCACAGGGTAAAGAAGACCTTAACCGAATTAAGGGAGATGTACGGAGACATAGATCCAGAGGATCTGACTGGCGGCACTTACGGAGAACTTGATTACAGCGCAGAGAATCAGGCTCGTTACAGATATGATGAATCTGGTTACATGGGTTTTGGGCAGGAGGAGCTCTACGGAACAGACGATTCGATGCGGGAGTATTGGCTACATGAAGCATTCATACGTGTAGACTACGACGGGGACGGCATTGCAGAGCTCAGGAAGGTTTGCCTGGTAGGCAGCAAGGTTCTCGCCAATGAAGAGGTTGACAGTGTACCGTTCGTATCCTTAACGCCTATAAAGATCCCGCACAAGTTCTTTGGCTTGTCGGTTGCAGACCTCACTATGGATCTTCAATTGATTAAGTCCACGTTGATGCGTAATCTCATGGACAATATGTACAACCAGAACTTTGGTAGGTACGCAGTCCTCGAAGGCCAAGCGAACCTAGACGACCTTCTGACACAACGTCCGGGAGGGGTGGTCAGAGTGAAGTCTCCCAATGCCGTAATGCCTCTGGCCACTCCCCCACTTCAAAACTACTCATTCCAGATGCTCCAGTATCTGGACAGTATAAGAGAGCAGAGATCCGGGGTAAGCAGCAGCACACAAGGGCTAAACGCAGATGCTCTGAAAAGCCATACTACGGCTACGGCTGTAGCGCAGGTAATGACAGCTGCTCAGGCAAGGGTTGAGCTCATTGCTCGTAATTTTGCAGAGACCGGTGTTAAGGAACTGATGAACGTTATTTATGAGCTTGTTCAGAAGAACCAGGACAAGCAGAGAGTAGTCATGCTTAACAACGAGTGGGTCCCGGTACGTCCCGATATGTGGCGAGACAAAATGGATTGCTCGGTATCAGTTGGCCTTGGGCACGGTAACCGTGATCAGCAGCTGATGCACTTGACCACAATGATGCAGTTTGCTACTCAGGCAATGTCTGGAGGGCTGAACATCGTGACAGAACAGAATCTGTATAACATGGGAGCCGCACTCATAAAGAACATGGGCTTTCAGAATGTACAGGACTTCCTGACTGATCCACAGCAGGCCCCTCAGAAGGGCAATCCTGACGAGGAGATGAAGCAGGCAGAGTTACAGCTGAAGAAGGGAGAGCTGGATGTGAAGATAGCTGAAACTCAGATAAAGCAACAGAAGCTCCAAATGGAGGCTGCTGAAGCGCAGGTAAATGTTCAATTGAAGATGGCGGAACTTCAGCTTGAGCGTGAGCAGAAACGACCGGTGGCCATAGGAGATACATGAGCGACGAACTAAGAGAAACTCACGCAAAAAGATTATTGGAAGACAAGCTGTTTATTGAGTCTTTCGATGTGTTGAAAACAGATTTAATGAACCGCTGGAATGCTAGTGGTTCGACAGAGCTTGAAGCCAGGGAGTCTATCTGGCTTGCAATGAGACTGCTCGACAGGATTCATGGTCATATATCGTCCATAGTGGAAACTGGGCGCATGGACAAGATGATGTCTGAGCAACACCCATTTATTTAAGGAGAATTTGACATGGCGGATACGCAAGAAGCCCCGCAAACAGAAGTACCTAATGTGAATGCGCTAGAAGGTAGTTTAGAAGAAGCGCAAAACTCTCTTTTGAAGATGATG